TATAGACTGTTGATACCAGCCGATAGCCTCTGGAGAAGCCTGAACCGTTTGCTGTTGCGCTGGGGCCAAGCCACCAAATCCGCCAGAAGAGCCTTTACCGCCACCGCACATTCACGTTCTCCAATTAGTCTTGAGGCGGAGCCTCTGACGTGTGCCAGCTGCCAGTTTTTGGGCCGTGCCACCAAAAAGCTCCCGCTTCTTGACCAAACATACGACCCAATAATCGGACTTTCCCTTGTGTCCTTGTGCTACTGAAAACACCAACAAGCAACGGCAATCCTAAACCATCAGCAGTTTGCTTACAAAACTCATAAAGTTTTCTGGCGCGACCACCCTTCGCGCTCCGGAACTTTGGAGCAACGTAAACGACGCGTTCCTCTAATATATCCCTGGTATTATACCACTGTTGACCTATTCTGAGTAGAGCAAAGCCTTCTAGCTGAGATCCCGGCTCTCCAATGACGCCAACAATGCCATGATGGCAATGCAGCGCAGGCCAAATCTCTCCTAAAACTTTGTGAACGTTTGGCTCAAATACTCCATTTTCTTTCGCCACTTTCATGGCCAATACCATAATAGCATCTAAATCTTCGGTCGTTCCGACCCGAACCCTTACCTCTTCTGTCATAAAGATCCCCTTAATCTCTACGAGGCCCCGGAAGCTTTTTTAATGTTTGAACGGTCTTGTCTCGATAGCTTGTGACGAACTCATCAAGCGTTTTATGTCCCTTATCCATATCTCCGCCGCCTATGCGGGCGACATGCTTAGGAGCAATTACATACTCACCACCTGCGGCGACGATCTCTACCGGCTCATCATCGCCAAGAGCCTGCATGCCGAAAACATCGTTAGCAATTCGGAAACCAGCCATTGTGTTCCCTTCGCCCATTGCTGAGATGATATCTGCCGGTATCACATAAGCACCCGACGGGACATTAATCGGAAGATGATCAGTCCTGCCAGCGACTGGGCTGTGTATTGGCCCGACGTGGATTTTATTTGTCTCACCGCCTTCTGCGCGAGCCTGGCGCACCTGATTAAGTGCGGCTGCTACCGCTTGCTTCTGAGGATGTCCCGCTTTCACCATTTCAGAAATATTGCTGGAAATCGTTTCCTGAGATTTCCCGTGCTTCAGTGGCATGATCTACCTCAGTCTAGCGAGTAAGTGACATTAACGGATTGACCCGCACCCGGCTCAATCACGAGGCCCTTGGTAAACGGAATACCAATTTGAGTTATGCCCGCAGTAGCTGGCGTAACGATAATAAGTTCAGAGGCCTTTTTATTAAAAACAAAACCTCCGCTCACATATGCCGCAGTTGTTGCATTCGCGTATTTAACGCTTGTAGAAGAAACAACGTCTGTCACTGCGTCGCCCGCTGCTTCATTATATCCAGACGGATCTACGCCAGTAACAAATATCGTGTCGCCGACAGCAAAATCTACAGCTGGCGTGAATGAAACAGTTGCCTTAGATCCATCGCCAGTTGCGAGCGTAACGTTAGCAACAATCTCATCATATATGCCGCCTGCTGCACCAGCGATAACGATATTCATTGATATTAATCGACCAGATCCACGCGCAACTTCTGTTCTAGACGTTACTGTTAACGATCTATACTGACCGGAAACGTAAGCGTATTTGTCGTAGAATGCTGTCAGAGATTGATTAAGATTATTGATGGCGACAACGCCATTTTTCTGTGTAGTGAGGATGTCGTCCAGGGTCGCCATTAGAACTTTCCATCCTGTTCAATTCTGTAACGAATAGCGCCCAATCGCCACCATGTTCCGTATTCATCCGGCGCGCTCTCTAGTTTAATAGACATCAAGCGACCACGAAAACGCGGCGTTAGATATGTTGACGCGCTTGTCATTGTATATGGGCCGTATGTTCTAGGCGTCTCATTGGGGTAATCGGTCACATAAAACGTGAGATTTACGTGCGCCGTTTGTGCGCCGCCGTAGTAGCCCCACTTCATATCTGGCCAGACCTGATCGACGAATACTTTCATTTCGCCTTCTTGCATGGCGAAATAACCTGTCTGGAAAGTCGCAATAAGTGGCGCGCCGTCAGCATCAGGAGAAGTCTCGTGCTGATAAATATAATAAGCGCCGCCAGAAATGCCCGCACCAATTGGCGGTCCAAGAACTGATTGATTGATCCACGCCGTTCTGACAAGCGATCCAAAATCCCATTGGTCTAAGACGACATTATATTTAACATATTTTGCAACTTCGCCATTACTTGTAGTCGTAGGATAATACCAAGTAATTTCGCCAAATTGCGAGTTAGGCGCAATACGAATTTTATCTTTATTTGTTGTATCTAAATCTTGGAAAATAACGTCCCAGACAGGACATTTAATAATTTCCACGCCGCTTCCTGAAAGTTTAAAGAATTGGCTCTGGCCCATCCAATAAACGATCCCGTTCATGGAACCCGCCGCTTTGCGTGCAATAAGACCGCAGCCCGTGCCAATTTCATTGAATTGATAAACGTAGGGAGGGCCAACATATTGCATAGCCCAAATGGCTAAATCGGTCCAAACGAGACCCTGTTGAGGACCTTGTATGCAGCCAATCACAGCTGATCCGCGTGGCAAGCGATATGATCCAGCCTGGTTTGTTAACAACGCAATCCAGCTGTCGTAATTATTAACGTCACACCAGCGGATAAGAAGTGGATCTTGAATGCCTGTAAACGTTGTGCCCCAAGCAATGATTTGTCTTTGAGGCATTGCGACAAACATGCCGTCATTAACAATAGGCGCATTTGCTATTACGCTTGCAACTGTTTGCCCCGTGCCAGGTGTCCAAGTATAAATAGCGCCGCCAACTGGGCACGCGACAAATATTTGACCCCAATTATCAAGCGTCCAATCGTCTACGTCGATAGGATCGCCTTCCACGGTAGCAGGGGGAACCACGCCAGTTCCATAGCCGCCAGCGCCATAGCCGCCCACGCCATACCCAATACCCGCAGGAATAGGTGCTGGAACTCTGAAGAACTCATATTCAGCACTCCCGCCATTCATTTTTGATAATGTATCAAATACTGTGCCGCCTGCGCCTAATGTAGCCGCCGCGCCTAATGCAAAAGAAACGCTGTTGCTTGTTTTTGCCGTTACAGTGCGATCACCATTATAAGAAGCTGAGACACCGGTTATTGTTACCGTATCACCAACGTTAAACGTATAGTCGCCAGAAAAGGTTATCGTTCCAGTCGTTCCATTTGAACTTGCGCCAGTGACTGCGGCAGTCGTTGTCGAAGATCCGGCTCTAATCGTAAAAGTAGAAGTCGTCGGAACAGTCTGGACAATATAATTGCCATAAAGCGTAACGGTTCCAGCTGTTGTTGAAACGACGATTGGGAATGTGTCCCCTACAGCGTATCCATGATTAGCAAGCGTGACAGTAACAACCGGGCTGCCGCGAGAATTAATAAAATCATAAGAGAAGTCATAAGTAGGAACAACGCCGCCTGGAGAAGAAACCGTTGATGTTGCGACTTGAGGATTGCCGGATGCATCAACCGCAGTAATAGAAAACTGATCAGCGCCAAGAAACGTGCAAGGATAAACGCCGAATAATACGAGCCCATCAACAGCTACAGGTGTTCTAATATAAACTGTATCAAAATCTGATACGTTAGACCCAACTGCGTAAACAATAACAGTGCTCGATCCAGCAATCGTTGTCATGCCAGCCGTGACGCTGAATGCGTAGTCTAATGTGTCTGTTCTTGGAGTAATGACTTCACGCGCATCATCATAAATTACAGATAAGCCATTGCCGTTTACGCTTGTTCCTTCAGCGCCAACGCCAAGATATGTATTGGCGTTTGTGTCTTCCCAGGCCCAAAGCGCGCGAACAATTGATCCAATGCTTGTTGGAAAAAATCTTGTCCAGCCGCCAAGCTTTTGAACAAGAGCAACCTGCCCTTGTTTGTCTGGAATAAAACGAACAAGATCAGTTGTCGAAATTGCCGCTTCATTAAACGTAGGCGTCCTGTTCTGGTCGACGCCTGGTATAAGCTTGAGTGTCTGATGCGGCATTTATTAGCCTCTAGTCGGCGTGGCTGTTGTTGACGCGCTTTGTGAACTCCACGCAGAAGCTTCGAATTTCTTCCTGTTTTCTTCGCTAACGGCGCTCTTCAGCAGCGTTTGATACTGCGTCTCATAGGTTATTGGCATTTGTGGATCATTGCCAAGAGCGCTTGAGAAGTTGCGCTGATATGCAGCAATATAAATCATGCTCGCCATGATAAATAGATCCGGCAGATAAAGACTAATGAACGTAGACGTAACGGTATTGTTGGTTCCGTTGCCAAGGCTTTGCGGGCGTATTGTGCCAACAATTTCTACGTTATAAGCCGCGTCTGGATATGGTCCGACAAGGAATGTGTAATCATCAAAAGGAACCCAGTATTTTGGTTGCCCTGTAGATGAAGACGCGCCGTAAACCGCATCAAGAAATTCTTTGGTTGTCGGCAGAAGAGGAACGCGCGTTCCAAGATCTGGGTTAGAAATACCAACTGGCGTAATTAAATTAATTTGCTCTGGGACAACAAACGTTCCCGCTGGAACGTTTATGCTTCTGGTTCCCACTGTCAAAGCGTAAGCAGTTGACGACGTAGACGTGAAAAGGAAGTCAACGTCACGATATATGCGGTTTTCCGCATAAGCGATCATTTGAGGCAAAATTACCAGAAAGGCTGGATCTGTCGCATCCACAACCGCCATCGTGGAGATCTGATCCACATAGCTTGTAGTGCCAGATACTGTTCCGGCGTAACTAAGACCCGTCGTCATCTAAAACCCCGCTAGTTAGGGCAAGTTTACCATAAGACAGGCCCCAATGGCTACTTCTTGCCCCAGCCGCACAGCTCTTTGCCGATCCGGTTGTGCTCTTTGGCTTCCCAGATCGTGCCGTCGCTATCTCTGTCGCTCCAGTAAATCGGTTTTGCTGTCGCGCAAAATGTCGCTTGCTGACTAATCGGGGCGTTTAAACCCGTCGTCGTCATGCACCCCGCCAGGATTAAGCTGGCGCTCGCGCTCAACAGCAAGACGAGCCTGTAAGGCAATATGTGCCGCATCTATCTGCGCCTTTAAGTCTGCTACTTGCTGCTGCGTCTTACCGGCGTCAACAAGTTGTTTGGCGTAGAGCCAATCAAACAGCTTACCGGCAGCTGAGAATAGACTGCCGATAATTGTTAAGATAGCGTAGATCATTTGCCGGTGACGTTAAAATCTTTGGCCGCGACCAACCCGATACCTATCAACGCATTTTGAAGAGCTGGCCAGTCAAGCGTCTTTGTCTGCCAGGCCTGGATGCCGACCGTGATCAGCGTGATAATTCCTGGGATAGTGGTCAGGAAATTTTTAAAGATGCCCATTCTGTTCCCCTATTTTGTAAGAGCTAAAATCTGATTTTTTACGTCAATGATGCGCGCCGTCCAGCCTTTGCCAAATGTGTTCCAAATGGAAAGGCTTTGCATAAACGCCAATCGCTTATTGGTGACAGCCATTGCGATGTAATCTTTTGTTGCCTGTATCGTCTGTGGGCCGATCTGCCCGTCCTGCGTAACGCCAACGACGCCTTGAAGCGTTTTGGCCGCGCGGCTTACCCCTGAGTTGACAGCATAATCGAACACAGCAAAATCAACGCCAGAGGGAAGATCGTCTCCACGAATGCGATCCCAATATTCCTGGCGGTAAATGGCCGCAACATCCGCCTGACTGATCGTGAATACGTCAACCGTCGGCAGATTTTGTTTTTTGCGCCACGCGTCATAGGTATCCTGGGTGATGCCGAAAGCAGTCCTGCCGCCTGGGTCGCGGGGGTCATCAACGCGGCCCCCTTCGTATTTCAAAACCTGTTTCAGCGCCTGGGCGTAGTTCTCTTTCATTTGTCGGCTTTCTCATCAAGCTTATCGAATATCTTACCAAGCATTTCTTTTATTTCTTTCATGCCTTCGGCAAATTCATCCTTGCGAAGATAATGGCTTGGAAGTTCTACTTCGATCTTGTGGATGTCTTCTTTAAGTTCTTTAACAGCAACCCAAAGCTCTCGCGCAAACCAGCCGAATACGGCAACGGCTGTGCCAGCGCACAAATTGATTACTGTCTGGAAGTCCATCACGCTGCCTTCTCGCCCGTATACCACAGGAGATTGTCCTGTAGACGTTTGTCGTCTGGGTCTAGCTCACAGGCGAGCCTGCCCTGTTCAATTGCAGCTTCCGTCATCCCAAGACGATACGCGGCAATCGCGGCATAATCGTGCGGGAGAGGCCCCCATGAAGCTGGTTCAGTAGTATAAACTAATTCTTTATTTTTGATAGATAGGGCGCGCGTTGCGGCACCATAACTTTCTGCCCACTTATGCTGCTCATAATATAATTTTGCCAAAGCCACCCAAGGCTCGCGCGTGTGAGGCGCTTCAGCAGCCGCCTTGTGATACCAAGCCTCTGCTCCTGCCTGATCGCCAAGGGCCTCGCGACATTGGCCAGTAACTCGCATGGCGTAGCAGCGGTCGTTAATCCAAACCGCTTCTGGCATTTTAAGATAGCGATCAAGCGCCTCAATTGCGTCTTCGTAGCGGTTATGAAAATAAAGCTCGCGCGCGTAGTAGAAGGCGTTTCTGGGGCAATGCGGGTCTTCTTTGACCGACAATTCCAGCGTTTCCATGTAATGACCCCGGCTTTTTGTCGGGTCAGGATGATGCGTTATGAGCAAAAAGTCAGTGTGCGCCCACACTTCTTGGATGCGCAAATCAGCCCTTATGTGCTCGTGGCAGGGATGATGCCAGTAATAACCGTGGCGCGCGTGGATCTTTTCTGAGTAGAAAACGATCCCTAAACTCCAATCAAATTTATAACGCAAGTGGGTCGTTTCTGGCGTCCAGACGCGCTCTATTTCCTCCCTCCAACCAGGTTCCATAACCTCATCAGCGTCAAGACAAATGCAGATGTCATAGTCTTTCGGGATAAGCATGAGGGAGGCGTTTCTGGCATGATCGAAGCGCCAAGGCGTAACGCAGATCTCATGAACAGTGACGCCGTTTTCCTTTGCGATCTTTACCGTTCCGTCTGTACTGCCAGTATCGGCTATGAGGAGCAAGTCTGCTTCTTTGGCTGATTGCGCCCAACGCTCGATAAATTGCTCTTCATTTTTTGTGATCGTATAGACGGCAATCTTTAGTTTCTTTTCCATCTTTTTTCTGGCCCCTTCTCCAAAAAATAGATCCAAATATTGTGGGCGGTTCTTTATTAGCCACGGCATGGCGTCGTCATGCAGCTTCTGCGTGTTTTGTCCTAATGTCTGCGAGCCAGCGTGATGCACATAAGCGCGCGAGATATAATGCGTGTATCCTTTCGCATTTAAATCCTCGCACATGACGTCGTCGCTATACCATTCAATTGGTGGCAGAAATGTATCCTCATACATTTTCTTGGATAGATAATGGAATATTGGGCTTAGTCTTTTGATTGGGCGGCATTCATGCTCCCAAGACCATTTGCCGTATTCCAGTTTGTCTGATGGCGATTGCTGATAGCGTATGTTTTGCGTGTAGCGCGTGAAATCCGTATGCGCCGCGACAATACCAAGTTTATCACCGTGTATTGCTTTTAGATTGCTGATGTCTTCGCATAGCAGGCGATAGCTATCAGGCGTTAAAACCAGATCATCAGCGCAGACGATTACTTCATCATATTCTTGAAAAGCTATTTTTAGCGCGACGTCATATGATTTGGCGGATGTCTCTTGCTTTGGGCTGAAAATTAGATGCGGGACATCAGGCGCGTATGCTTTGATGCTCGCTTGCAATACAGGCAGGCATTTGCCGTCCACTGTGCAAGTGACGATTGGAAGCACATTCTCCCCCTTTTGAGAATGCCAAGATTAATTGAACTTGATGATGACTACGCCTGAGCCGCCGTTGCCGCCAACATTGGGATAATTTCCACAACCGCCGCCACCGCCGCCAGTGTTTGACGTTCCGGCAGTCCCGTTTCCAGAAGCATTAGTGACACCAGCGCCACCGCCGCCTGTTCCGCCAGTTCCTCCGGTTCCGGGGCTTCCTGCTGCTCCGCCGCCGCCGCCTGCATATGTTCCGCCGCCTAATCCAGCAGAGACAGACTGACCAGCGCCGCCGTTGCCGCCGTTATTGTTAGCGCCAGAAATGCTTGCGCCAACTGCGCTTGCACCGCCGCCGCCAGCCCCGCCATAATAACCAGAAGATGCAGTAGCGCCGCCGCCATTATTGCCTTGCCCCGGTGTTCCAGGCCCAGCACTTCCAGCTGCCAAGGGGGAAGCATCGCGGCGAGCAGCCCCACCACCAGAACCGCCACTTAATCCGCTCAAATAAGAGGTGCCGTATGTTCCAGCACCGCCGCCCCCTGTCGATGTGATTGAGCTAAATACCGAATTAGCTCCAGAGCTTCCTGTAGTGGCATAAGTAGCAGAGGCCGACCCGGCACCACCCGCACCTACAGTAACGGCATAAGAACTACCAGCAGTTACGGATAAACTCGTTCCAGTTAAGAACCCTCCAGCACCGCCACCGCCGCCAAGCTGGCCGCCACCACCACCACCCGCAACAACAACATAATCAACGGATGAGCAATTAGCAGGTATTGTCACCGTTCCTGATGCATAAAAAATGGCGACCGAAGTTGAAGGAGCAGTATATTTAAGAATAACAATACCAGAACCGCCTGATCCGCCGACGGCAGGAGAAACTCTTTCTGCTCCTCCGCCACCGCCACCTGTATTTGCGGTTCCACTTGTTGCAGCAACCGTTGAAGATCCACCAGCACCACCGCCGCCAGAACCGCCGGAACCTGCGGTTGCTTGATAAGCCGAACCGCCCCCACCACCAGCATATGTTACAGACGATCCGCTGATAGTTGATGTCTGTCCAGCGCCACCAGCTGAAGCACTAGGGCCACTTGCATTCCCACCAACCGCACTTGCGCCACCGCCGCCTGCGCCGTAATAGCCGGGGGCCGTCCCTAATCCGGGACATGCTCCACCATTGCTGCCTTGACCGGCAGAGCCGGGGTTTCCATTGCCGCCGGGGTTGGCAGCTGCTGGAGTATTGCCGGGGCCGCCGGGCGCCGTAGTGCTGTTAATAGAATTTCCAGAAGCTCCGCCGCCGCTACCACCGGGGCCTCCACCGGGGCCTGCGATGCCGCTAGGCGCATAATCGCCGTAACCGCCGCCTGTTGACGTAATAGACGAAAACACGCTGTCTGAGCCTTTAGCCCCTTGCGCAGCGCCAGACCCGCCATTTCCTCCTGCACCAACTGTTATTGTATAAGTATTACCAGCTGTAACATCCAGCGCCGTTCCTGTTCTAAAACCTCCAGCGCCCCCGCCACCAGCGTGATAATTGCCGCCCCCGCCGCCCCCGCCGCCAGCAACGACAAGATAGTCAACGGAAGATACGCCAGTTGGTGCTACCCAATTTGTTGTAGCAGTAAAGGATTGAATAATAGTTGCGCTAAAAGGCGGCCAAAGATTTTGGCTGCGATAAATCTGTGCGGCCAATAAAGACCAAACACCCGAAGCCGTCGTAGCTGTCGGCGTATTATTTGGGCCGATTATTCCGCCATTTATGCGCCGCTCACCCATTAGGAAATTACCTCATAGGAGACAGTAAAAGTCAGATTGCTTGCTGTTCCTGATGTGACAGAAATGCAAGCATTCTCTAACAAATAAATTCCATTTGTTTTTTCAATAACAACTAATGAAGCATATGCAGGAACAGAAACCGTTGAGCAAATTGGATATGCCGTTCCGCCAGATGGCGCACTGCCTTGGACAGTCGCGTTGCTATAATAAGAAACTGTGCAGTTAACAGCCGCAGCAGATGTATTGGCGGCAACAAGGCTTTCGATCTTGACAACAGTTCCAGATCCAGAAGCATTATTCAGCAACGAAACGGCGCTTGTTCCAGACGGAACATAATATGTCGTCTGCCCCAATATCGATGTTACGTTAACAATATTCGGGTTAGCCATTTTATCCTCCGAAGACTATCGACATCGCCACAGCAAAGCCTGTTGTGGAGACGGTTCCGGTAGACGCCGGAAGTGTGAGTGTGCCAGAAGCAGTGGCGTTCGCTTGAACAACGGTGCCACCGCTGGACGATCCATTAAATTGTAAGCCACCAGTTGACGGAACGCGCAGACGCTCAACGCTGTTGGTCGAGAAAGCGACAACATTTGCGGCAGGATAAAGAACACCCGCCGTGCTGCTCGTTGTGCCAGCAAGCGAAGGAACACCCGCGCTGCCATCTGGCGTTGAAATACCTGTCGAACCATTGATAACTACGGCCATGTCAGTATTCCTTATGCAGGCTGTGGCTCAACCAATTGCCAAGACCCAGTGCCTTCATTCCAAGAATAAACCTTGCCATCCGTTGGATAAGGAACAGGCGCTTCCCAATCAATCGTGATTGGGCTTAATACCCATGACGGATAGGGCTTTGGTGGAATAAACGCATCAAGCTGCGAATTATATGTGTAGCCGATCCCCGCATAGCGAACGCGGAAATTGCCGTTATAGCTGGTTTGCTTCCAGTTGCCGCCAAACAGTCGTTGGCAGAAAGCAATGCCAATGCTCTCGACTTCATTGCCGTCAGGCGTTGATGTATCGGCATTGGAGACGACGATCACTCGAAGGACGACGTCGTTGTTATCTAATTCACAAAAGTGCGCCATCGTTATTTTCCTAAATAAAGTGCGGTTAGTTCGTCTTCGTCCCCGACATGTCCGACAGGGAAGGTGTTAAAGGCTAGGCTGATCCTTGTGTCTTCGCCGCCTACTGGCTGAACCATGTGGGTCAGTTCAGAGGGGAAAAGAATAATATCGCCAGTGCCGACAGGATACCACCAACTCTCCGAATTGTAAGCATTCCATTCAACAGGCGGAAACTTAATTCTCTGATATCCATCTTTATAGAAAAATATCTTGTCGGTTTCCTTATTGGCATTCACATAATAGCAGCCGGAAATCAGGCTGTTTGGGTGTGCATGCTTATGATGAAACTGCCCCGGCTTTGTCCAGTTCAGCCATGACTGCGTAATCCGCAAGCGAACATCATTCTTGGGGCAGATTGTCGCCATGAGATATTCATGCGCGCATTTCTCAATAAACGTCGTGAGATTTGCGAGCTTCTTTTCTTTCAGTAAATATCTATTAACGCTGCTTGTATTGCCGTCGTTAGGCCGCTGATCTTGCTCCGTCATAAATGTCGTTTGGGCTTCCGTCAGACCCTCTTCATATTTGAAGAAGCCAATGGGCGTAGGGTAGAGGTTCTCAATTATCACCAAGAGCCTCCTCTAATTCCCGCTGCTTTACGCCCATTTCTTCCAATTGTTTATCCGTCCAGATCGTTGGGATGCTGTCCTCAAACGCCTTGATCTTCTCAATCGTCTCGTAAACCTCTTCAATCGTTGGGCAAGGACGCTCATCCTCCCAGCGCGTGAATTGGTTGTTGCTAATTTCCCAAGCAGCGCCGGGACGCAATAAATGCATCGCCGTGTCAATACCCATTAGCCTGTATATTTTCGTTCCTTTGTCCATAATGAGCCCCTTCTTCTCATTAGTTGAACTTGATAATTACGATACCAGAGCCGCCAGAAGCTGTTGTGCTAAAACCACTAGGCAGATTTTGAGATCCTGCCGCGCCCGCACCGCCGCCTGTATTAGCCTGTCCGTTTTGTGGCCCTGGCGAAGTGCCGCCTACACAACCGTCTCCTCCGCCGCCATTGCCGCCGGGACCGCGAACACCTGTTCCCCCTGTGAAATAGGTAGAACCGCCGCCACCACCTGCATAAAAAGTGCCGCCATAAGACGTTCCTACGCCACCCGCACCTCCAGTGCCGTGAGGAGACGGAGTTGCAAGAGCAGTGCCGCCAGCGCCACCAGCACCGCCCCCGCCGCCACCACTTGCTCCGCCGGGGCTTGTTCCCCCGCCAGCGTTACCTTGACCTGCCGTCCCCGGCGTAGTGCCACCGACACCGCCGGTTCCGCCAGCAGAGCCACCGGAGCCTCCAACAGCCTGATAACCACCTCCACCGCCACCAGTGGCTGAAGCTATTGATGTAAAAGGAGATGCCGTTAAAGCAATAGAGGATGCAGATCCGCTATTTCCTGTTGCATTAGTTCCCGCCGTGTTTGCCGCGCCACCAGCGCCAATAGATACGGTATATGTCGTTCCCGCCGTAACAGAAATATTGGAGCCAGTTAAAAATCCGCCAGCACCGCCTCCTCCGCATGGATTGGAAGCCCCAGCATTGCCGCCACCAGAACCACCGCCAGCAACTACAAGATAATCAATAGATGTGCAGCCAGTTGGGATTGTTACTGTAGCTGTGGATTTAAATGTTACGGATGTGCCTGCGTTAATTTTATACGAAAGAACAACAATCCCTGAGCCTCCAGAGCCGCCAACCCCGCCAGACCCTGCGCTAAACCCACCACCACCTCCGCCGCCGCCTGTGTTAGCCGTTCCAGATGTGCCTGACACAGTTCTTGCAGTTGACCCCGCGCCACCGCCGCCAGAACCACCAGATCCGGCGACAGGTTGAACTGCACCTTCAGAACCACCACCACCACCGCCAGCAAGATAATATGTTCCGCCAACATTTTGGCCTACGTTGCCATACTTTGAAGTGTTTACGGTTGCGCCAGTGCCACCATTGCCGCTTGTGTTACCCGCCGCTCCCGCCGTTGACGCGCCACCACCACCGCCAGCGCGGGAAGTGCCTATAGCGCCGCCATTGTTACCTTCGGACGGCGTGTAGCTCCCAGCGTTACCTGTGCCAAAAGTGCCAGTTGAGTTACTACCTCCGCCGCCAGAACCACCACTACCGGCGTTGACACTTTGAGCCGCGCCGCCACCACCACCTGTAGATGCAGCTACTGTTGTAAATGGAGAAGCCGCGAGAGCAATACTTGATGCGGTGCCATTGGGGCCTGCGATAGCGTTGTTAGACGTTCCTGTGCCGCCAGCGCCAACAGTAATTGTATAGGTAGTTCCCGCCGTGACCGCTTGAGATGTTAAATCACGATAGCCGCCCGCGCCGCCGCCACCACCAAACACCATAGTTGCGCCGCCGCCACCTGCTACAATAAGGCAATCAATAGCCGATACGTCAGTAGGGGCAATCCAAGTGCCTGACGCGGTAAAATTTTCAACAACTGTATATTGCGAGCCGCCACTCGCGAACAGCATAGCCATAATGCCGGACATTAGGTTACTCCACCGCCGGATACGACAAATGTTGGCGTAGCGCCGCCGACGATGCAAAGCACAGTGGCAATTCCGCGTTGTGCAAGTGTTCTATTGCCCGTTGTAGCAGTTCCAGCCAAATACATTGTTGCGCCAGAAGCCTGTGTTATTGTTTGGTTAGAAGATGAGTTATTGTAGATTGTAACAACATCTCCTGGGCTAAACACACTAATAGGAACAGTAACGCCGCCAGTTGAAATGCTGATATGCTTACCAACATCAGTAAGGGCAAGTTGATATGCGCCCGATTGTGAATTTTGCGGGATGTTGAGATAACCAATAGTAAAATTTTCAGCAGGCAACGTCGCAGTATAGCTTGTCGCGCTCGCATTCGCGGAAGCAATCGTTGTAGTTCCAGAAGAGGAACCTGTAATCGCTGGCGTTGTTAGAGTTGGGCTTGTCGCCAGAACAACATTTCCAGTGCCAGTTACGTTCGTGAACCCGACAACTTCAAAATCCCAAGACGCGGCGGCTGTGCCTGATGTCAAGATACAAACAAGGCGAAGTGTTGTTCCGGGTAAACATGTCGCAACAAGATTGCTGCCTGACGAATTAACCGTAATATTAGCCGTGCTATTATTGACGATATTGAAAGTCCAGCCCGTCGCAAGTGTGCTTGTTACTGGGAGAACGACTGTTTGCGCCGTTGAGCCAGTAAAGAATTGATAGAATGTGCTTGAAGACGTCAGCGTAACTGGGCTGGCTGATGTAACAGTTGTTGTATAACCAACTAGCGTAGCATACGCAGACGACGCTGCCGTCCAAGAAGTTATCCCAGCATTGGTTGATGACAAAAAAGAGTTATTTGCCGCAGGAACAGCAGACGGAAGCTGAAAAGTATAAGATGTTACCGTGGCTGCGACAGATAATGTCACAAACCCTGATGTGTCGGCGTTGAGAGTGAGTTGTGACATTAGATTAGCACCCATCTTGATCCGGCAGGGACAGTCACTGTCACGCCAGCATTTACAGTTACCGGACTTGCAGACATACCGTTATAATTATTTGGTATGGAAGTGTTAACAGAAATAGTGTTTGAGTTGAACACGATACCTTCCGATGACGCGACATTTCTTGCAGCAAGCAAGCCCGTTGAAGGCGTGTAGTTGTATCGAGGATCGGAAGTATAGATCGTCGAAAGCGTTCCGGTAGGCGCTAACGAGAAAAGCGGATAAAGCGGAGTTGCTGTCGTCGTATCAGCAGCAGCCGTGATTGCGCTTGCGGCAGAAGCCCAAAATGTATTGCCGGAACCGTCAGTATTTAGGACAAAGTTATTTGTCCCCGGACCCGTCGGCAGCGTCATTGTCCACGCCGAATTATTTATATTCGACGATTTTAATGTCGTAAAATAACCAGCCGTCGAGGTATTGGCGAGGATAAGCGACCCTTGCGAACCCGTTGGACCTTGTGTTCCAATCGTCAGAGCATTGGAGCCATTAGTCGTAATTGCAGAGGCTTCGCCAAATGTTCCGGCATTGTCGTAAACAACGCGGCCAGATACGCCGCCCGTTATAGGTGTCGTATTGACGGTGATAAGGCTTGGTCCTGTCGCGCCAGTTGGCCCAGTAGGTCCAGTTGGACCTGAGACATTGTAAGCAATCGTTGTAACTAGATGCGACTGCGAATTGGCGCGCATGTAAAGCGAAATAGTTGGCGAACCAGACTGAGCCTGCGCATATACATTCAACAGAAGTCTGCTTGACACACTAGCAAGCGTTGCAGCAGGAACATACAAATCGTAATTATATAGGCCAATTGTAGCAGAGCTAACAACCGTTCCAGAGACATAATCTCCAGTTGCAAGCGTTTGCAGCACAGTTGTGCCATTAGCTGCGACTTCTTGAACTTCAATCCAAAAACGAGATGAGCCGCCTCCCGAAGTGTGAGCAGCCCATGCTGCCAGAGACCAAAAACCACCAATGAATGATGTGTTATTAGGAACGCCAGCTTCCGTAACAAATGACCCAAGAAGAACGGAAGAACCCGTATTGGTTCCTATAGAAAGAACCGTCTGCGCGCCGGTATTAGGAATAACAAGCAAGTCATCCGCTTGCGGCCCAGTAGCCGTTGGCCCATCAAGGAACAGCGTAAGACCAACAGACGTTCCGCTGGCTCCCGTAGGTCCCGTCGCGCCTGTAGCGCCCGTAGGCCCAGTAGCCCCCGTGGGGCCTGTAATCGAAAGACCCGTAGCGCCTGTAGCGCCTGTAGCGCCCGTGGCCCCTGCTAATCCAGTTGCGCCCGTAGCTCCCGTGGC